TTTTATTTCGCAAAGGCTGAAATAAAATAATACTTTCACTAATATTATTATCTATCTTTTGATACCAAATATCTTCAACAGAACCTTTTTCAGATAATATTTTATCTACTTTTTTCAATATTATCTCACGTTGTTTTATCCATACATCATTAATTAAAACTTCAATAAAGCTATTTTCTACAATATTCATCCTATTTTCTATATCAGTTAGTAATTTAACATCTTCAAATTCATTAGGGGATCTCCACCAAGTATTTTCACCTAATTTTTTCTTTGTATCCTCTATAGTATTAACTTTATCAATTTTTTTATCAGTAGTAATACTTATATTATTATCTTTTGTGTTGTCATGTTTTTCTTTATTTATATTTTTAATATTATTAGAAGTATTTCCATCATCCTCAAGAGGTACACCCACTATATCTGCAATCTCCCTTGCAGCAGGTATAGCATTCCCATTCTTAATCATTTCCATAAAGACATCTTTTAAAAACTTCTTTTTAGCATCTGTTATACGTTCAATCTTCACAAAACATTGTGGAGCTTTATAACCAAAGTTATATTCAATTAAACGCCTAACCACATATTTATTTATTTGATTTTCTATATCTACAAGTAATGCCTCTTCCCCTAACATAAACATATCCGCATGTGTTTGTGATAATGAGTAACTTCCGGCCTTAGAGGACGAATCCTGAGTCACAGTTCTCTCAGGAACAAACAAACCACGTAGCATCTTATTCTCTAAAAATGTTAAACCGGATAAAAACATCTCACCACGTTTATCATCTGTAAGATAATTAAGATCCCATTGCGGCGGTGTATTTTCATAAGTTTTGCTGGAAATTGCCACCACAGATTCAGACATTAGAGATTTACCAATCTCAAGTGCTGTATCAGCATTATCCGTACCTCTTTTCGATTGACCTGGTGGAAATTTTACAATAATAGGGGGGCTACCTTTGCGTTCATAAACATTATTAAATTTTGATAATAATACCATGTATCATAACAAGGCTTTAACCTACTTACACCAAATAAATTACCAAATGAGTCACCTTTGTCATGCGTAAAAACGAAAGATTTATCTTTTGAAATATTAATAGCTCTACCTTGATTTACCTGAGAAATACCATAAAAATTCTCTTTCTCATCTAATATAATATTAACCGTATCAGGATATAAAGATTTAAATTTTTTCCATATAACAGAATTATTTTTGAAAAATGCTTTCTTTTCATATCTTCTATAAAGTTCTAAATCCTTATATTCATAAACAATCTCATGTGCTGAAAACCCATAGTCAATAGCTGTTAACGTAGACGTTAAAAGATTATACCAAAGAGGTCTTAGCAATTGGTCAATAAACTCAGCAATATCCTTGTCATCACAAATCGTTGTCCACTGTTGCCCAATAATAGGTAGTTTTATAACTTTAAGACCCATCTGTAATTGGGGATGTCGTCTCATCAAATTATAGGTATCAATTCTTATATCATCTGGATTATATGCACCTATCATATTGTTTATAGCAGATGCAGTAGTAGTTAATGCACCCCCATGCTGAGATACTTCTGAAGTATCCACTTTTTCGGTTTTTTTGGATTTTGTTTTTGATTTAAAAAAATCTTGAAATTCTTTTAAAATAGCAGGATCTTCTTCAAGGATAGTTTTTAAATTTTTAGTTTTATTAGATTTTGCCATATATTATATTATAAGGCATATATATATAAAAAATAAACTTTAATTATAAGATAGGATTTATAAAATTTTACTATAGATAAGATTACCACAATCCCAGATACGATCATATCCAGTTAATTGCATTATCTGCCACTCGGTGAGTGATTCATCATAAAGGTTGGGGAATAAAGTCTTTAACTTATGCTTCTGAAATTTAATTCTACTGAACTTATTTATATAATTCTTAGTATTTAAATAATAATAATTTGGGTCTGATTTACCAATATAATTCCAATTCTTATACCCATTTCCTTTAAAGTATCTTCTATCCACATAACTTATTAAACTGCCTCTTAGAGGTAAATTTTTAATCAACTTACCAAAACCACCAACAACTACAGTATTTAATACTGTACAGCTTCTAATCAATTCGTAATCATAATTTTTATTGTATCTGGATCTACCTATACCTACTACTTGCATTAATTCATCCTTACAGTATAAACCAAAATAACTTGCAGCATTTTGATTATTACCCTGTAAATGATTATTCTCCAAAAAATGTACACCTACATCTATACTCACTTCTTTAATTATAGTATTTCTTGCATATATCCTTTCACATCTACCCAGCTTAGATAATATAATTGATTTTACTATATCCTGTTTATGTACCCACTCATCTTCAAATATATGTATAAGCTGGATATTCTTATCCAAGCACATTTCTGTTTTATTTGTATGATAATTCTTGTCTTTACCGTTTAATTCAGAGTGCCAGTATAAACCATTAAACTCTATAGCTATACTATAATCAGGTAAATATATATCCAATTCATAAGGATTTATAATTGATCTGTTTTTTTCCTCTATATCTATATTCCAAGATTTTAACCACTCAGATACTTGTTTTTCCAAATTAGATATACCAACGTTTATAGGATAACAAGTTGGACATCTTGGTAGCAATCCGTTAAATAAAGACCCCTCAAATAATGAATTACAGATTACACATTTAAAATTATATAATTTATTTTTACCACCCAAATAATCCTCTAAACTGAAGAGGAAATCTATTCTGTCTTTAAATTTCTCTTTTAATTTGATATAATTTTTATTTAAAATAGTTTTTATCTGCTTATCTCTTATATTTTCACTCTGTAATGGATTATCCGCACCATATCTTTCAATATTCGTTTGCTTAATTTTATTCTTAACATTTTCATTTTGAAAAGCATATTCAGAACCGTGTCTTTCTATATTAGTTTGTTTAACTTTATTTCTTATAATTAAACTTTGCAGGGGATTTTCAACACCATACTTCTCTAAATTAGTTTGTTTAATCTTATCCTTTACACTTTTATTAGACAAAGGACTTTCAACACCATATTTCTCTAAATTTGTGTGCTTAACTCTATCTAAAATACCTTTATTCTGTAATGGACTTCCAACACCGTATCTACTTAAATTAGTTCGTTTTCTTTTATTCTTAGTATTATCATTTTTATGTGCACATTTGTAAGAACAATAAGTAAGATATCCTTTAGAAAAATTTATATATCTTGTTTCTTTTATATTACAGGTAGGACAAACAGGTCTTTTTATAGGTAGATTTTTTAATAATAAAAAAGAAAGTTCTGATAATTTATAATCAGTATTTAAATTTAAAACCTCTTTTTTTAATTCAGAATAATCTTTTACTTGATTTAATCTGGATAAAAAAACTAATATTTTTTTATCCCATGTATCAAATATCTCTATAACCTGTTTTCTTAACTCCGCTATATCCATATATTCAATATACCTTAATTTTTATAAAAAGTAAAATTTTGCAAAAATATTTTTTGGACATAGCCAGGCTCAATTGTATATTCAGTATACACATATACTAAGGTTCCTTTCAGGAACGATCCTGTATATTCAGTATACACATATACTAGGGTCCTTTTCAAGGACGATTCAGTATATAAAGTATAATTTCGTTTTAGAAATAAAGAATATTAAAGCTGTTTAAACAAAGCGGTCTCAGTTGACCGCACCAACGGAATGTAATGAAATGATGTGAGTGAAACGAACAGAATTGAATGTAATGTAGGCGGTAGCTCCGTGGTCTTTAATCTTTAAAAATCCTTTTATAAATTTATAAATAATAAAAATAAAAAATAGAATTTAGATATAGTTGTAAATACCTAAACAGAAATTTTTTAAAATTTTTCTGTCTACAAAATTATGTATAAAACTAATATATCGAACACAAATCTAAATCAATATATTAGATACTGGTGGACTGAGCACGAGAGTCCATTGGCCTACCACTTGAATCTCAACCGGCTTACCCTGTTTCACTTTCTCACCGGATTGCAAGTAGGACATTTTTGAATATAAAATTTTTAATTACATTTTTTACTAATTTTTCATCAACCTCTTTATTATAAATCCTTAATACTGGATATTTCTGGCTTAAACTTTCATATCTTTTTTTCTGGTATTCTATAGATAAATCTTTATTATCA